CAAAGGCCACGCTAAGTAAGCGCATGTGGAAGTGGATCAAGAGACTATTTGGAAAGCCGTCCGCGACTGGCCCAGCGCCAGCCTCGCCGAGCTTGCCATTAGAATCCACAACCGTCTCCACACCCGCCGCGAGCAAAGCCTACGACGAGCGAAGGCTGAACACCCCGAACAAAAGCGGCAGACCCATCACGCCGACCATGATCGTGTTGCACCACACATCCGGTAGCTACAACGGCTCCGTGAGCTGGTGCATGAACCCTGAGAGCAAAGTGTCCTACCACGTCATCATCGCCCGCAACGGCAACCGCACCGTCCTCGCCGACGATACGGCGCGCTGCTGGCATGCAGGTATCAGCTCATGGCAAGGCGTTCCAGACTGCAACAGCTACAGCCTCGGCGTGGCGTGGGACGGCGACACCTACAGCGACCCGCTTGGCGAAGCGGCGATGGACAGCGCCATCCAATACATCGTGCCCCGCATGAAGCGCTGGCACATCCCGATGTCCCGCATCGTGACCCACCAGCAAATCGCCCCGAATCGCAAAAACGACATCAGCCCCGCCGACGCAGCGCGGTTCAAAAGCAGACTCAAGGCAGCACTTAACTAATCAATCCTATGGCCAAAACCATCACCCAACTACCAGACGCCACGACAGTCGGAGAATCTGACGAAATGATCGTGCAGCAAAGCGGCATCACCAAGCGCGCAACCATTGGAGAGCTGAAAGCCCAAGTCGCCACGCTCGGCGCTAGAGACATCACCGTCAGCACTGCCAACCGTTCGATCACCAACACGACCAACCATGCGCTGTCGTTTGGGACTAACAATACGGAGCGGGTGAGGATTACCGAGTCCGGAACGCTTTTGCTTCGCCCTGTAGGAGTAGAAGGCGGAGAGCTTGAAATAGTAAATCCAGACAATGCAAGCGTTGGGATGATTATTGATGTTTCTGGCGCCGATACTGCAAGGATATTTACAGCCTCCGCAACGACTGGCGATCTTCAGATCGGGCAGCTTTCTGGAACAGGAGGCATAACCCGATTTTTCACAGCAGGCACCGAACGCATGCGTATCGACGCCAGCGGGAATGTGGGGATTGGGACGGCGAGTCCGAGCCAAAAGGCACATGTTGTAGGAAACATACTTGCAACCACCACAACATGGGGAGCGTCTGGCACTGCTTATTTTTACGTTGGAGATTCGTTTAATCATTTATCGTCAACTTTTGGAGGAGTTACATCGCTTACTTCTTACGCTGCAACAACATTTGTCACCGGAGTAACGCCAACCGAACGCATGCGCATCGACGCCAGCGGGAATGTGGGGATTGGCGGGACAGCCAACGCCGCCGCCATCTTGGACGCCGCCAGCACAACCAAAGGCTTTCTCCCGCCGCGCATGACTACAACTGAAAGAAACGCCATCGTCACGCCGCCCGCCGGTCTTGTGATCTACAACACAAGCACCAACGTGCTGAACTTTTACAATGGAACCGCATGGGCGGCAGTCTAATGAAACCCCAGCTCGCCGAACTCATCGAAGCCTATGCCGCCGCCCGCGCCTCGGGTAGCCGGTTGCTGTTGGAGTTTGCTGTGGGGCAGCTCAATGAGTTCATGGCGAAGGTTGAAATTACCGAATCCAAGCCCAGCGAATAATGCCCCTAGAAAGTCCAGTGCAGCGCGATGGTGACGCCGGATTCCTCGGCTACGCTTCGCGCTTGAATCCGATCACGCTTCCGGCCGGTGTGCTGCAAGCCTCGGAGAACATGCGATTGGACAGGGGCGTTGCGACCACGCGCAGAGGTGCCAAGCGGATGGCCAGCGGTGTGGCACCGGCCAACTCTCCGCTGACCGTGCCGTTCAACTTGGCGGTGGTTGAGGGCATCAACGATCCGGTGGTCAAGTCCGTCTACGATGGCGGCGTGTTCGCCTCGGCGGTGGTCCGCTCGCCGGATGCCGTCAATAGCTTTGAGCTGGTGGTGCTGGCCGCGCCCGCCGAAGCCTATCTGCAAATCTTTGATGCAGGCAGCGGGTTCAGCGCACAGTGGGGCAGCGGCCCGATCTTGGCAACCAACTCGCCAGACCCTGACGAGGAGATCGTGACTAACGCTGGCGAGGAAATTCTATCCACCCTCTTGCCCGACACGATAACGTATCCGGCGGGCGAGACGATTGAGACAACGGACAAGGTTTCGCTGGTGCAAGCCTTCAATCGGCTCTACCTGCTGCGCGAGGCCAGCACCAACAAGGAAGGCTGGCAAGCCAAGGGTGTCACCAGCGGCGGCATCACGGTGTCTGGCACCACGGCCACGGTCAACCTCGCCGCGCATGGCTACAGCGCCGACAATCGTGTGCGGATCGAGGGGAGCAATGTCGCTGCATTTGATGGCGTGGAATACGACATCCAAACGGTCGCCACGGATTCTTTCACAATCACCGTGCCGACCGGCACAGCGCAGGACACGACCACCACCGGCCGCACGGTGCGCCGTGTGAAGGCGCCTCTGTATTGGGATTTGCAGCCGGACACCGACTTTGTCCGCAGCCCTGCCGGTGTGCCATCAGCGGGGTCAACCTACAAGTCGCTGCCCTCGGTGCCGTGGGCGGTCTACGTCAACAATCGCTTGGTGGTGCCAAGCGGACGCGATGGCGTTCTGCTCTCGGACTGGCTTGACCCCGAAGTCTATGACCCTTTCTTCCAGTCGTTCCGCGCCAACCAAGGCAGCAACGACTACTTGGTCGCCGTGCAGCCGTGGGTGGAGGGCAAGTTCTTGGTCTTCATGCGCAAGTCGATCTGGCTGGCGACCGTCAACCAGTTTGCCTCTACGGATGGCGCTGGCACCGCTATCGACACGCCGCTCTCCAAGCTGGAGCTGCTTACCGATGAGGTCGGATGCCTCGCCCGCAAGACGATTGCCGTGGCCGGTCAGTATGTTTTCTTCCTAAGTGACGCAGGTGTCTATCGCCTCGACGCTCGCCTCGATCTGCAACTGCGCGGCGACACCAAGCCACTGAGCGACTCGATTGCCGACCAGTTTGAGCAGTTAGATCCGGCCGCCTCCGAGAACGCTGTCGGCGTCTGGCACGACAATCGCTACTGGCTGGCCGTGCCGCAGTCCGCAGGACCAAACCCCGCTGCGTGGCTTTTTATTTGGTCGGCCCTCAACGACCAGTGGGAAACCCGCGACGATTACGGCTTCGGCATTGATGACCTCTTGATCGTCACCGCAGGCAGCCGTCGCCGCGTCATGGCAACCAGCCAAGCGGGCACCATTATGATGCTCAACGAGGAGCAGGCGGGCGATGACGCGCCTGATCCATCCATCACCGGATATGTCGGCACGGTGTCTGGACGCATTGTGACGCGCCGCTACGGCATGCAAAGCATGCACAACAAGCGGTTCCTGCGCTCGCTCTCGGATGTGGTGCTACCGGATACAGCAGGCATCACGGTGAAAGCGCGCCTGACCAACCCCGACGCGGAAATCACGCTGGCGCAAGGGCAGACGAATCTTAGCGGGCTGTCCGAAGACTACACACTCAAGCAGCCGATCCGGCAGAAGGCGCATTACTGCGAACTTGAATTTCTAACCACGGCCAACCGGCCAGAGATCCGCAACGTCTCAATCGAAGCCGCAGGACCGAGCCTGCCGCCGACCGAGACACGCAACGCAGCTTAACAACTAAGGAACAAAATCATGGCAACCGTAACCGCAGGGTATCAATGGACATCAGGAGAAACCGTAACTCCGACCAAGCTCAACTCAGCCGCCGCACCGACTGTGTCCGTGGATGATGGCGAAATTACCAATGCCAAACTCGCCAGCGGCATTGATGCGAGCAAGATCACTACAGGCACACTTCCGATTGCGCGAGTTGCTGATGGCGCCATAACCTCATCAAAACTGGCGTCCGGCGTTGGCACTCCAGCGGGTGCAGTAATGGCCTTCGCCATGAACAGCACACCCAGCGGCTGGCTGGCAGCAGATGGCAGCAACGTCAACCGCACGACCTATGCGGCACTCTTTAGCGCCATCGGCACGACATACGGCGTTGGAGACGGCAGCACGACCTTTGCGCTGCCCGATCTTCGTGGCTACTTCGTGCGCGGAAGCGGAACCAACAGCGACGGCACGGAGGCGGGGACGTTTGGTGCGAAACAAGCAGATGAGCTTGAGGCGCACACACACACGGTCAGCGACACTAACACCGTAAGCAACGGAACATTCGGTGTTGGCGGCCTTTCTCCGTATCCGCAGGGCAGCATAACCAGAACAACTTCAAGCACCGGCGGCACCGAAACACGCCCTAAGAACATTGCGATGCTTTATTGCATCAAGTTCTAAGCATGACCCCATGGGAAAAAGCAAAACACTGGTGGGACAACCACAGCACGCAAGACTTCTGGGAAGCGGTCGGCGAGCATTTGTCGGCGGGCTATGTGTGGTCATCGCCGGAATGCTTCATGCTGGCCAAAGCCTGCCGGTGGAACGCGGAGGAGCAACAATTTGAACTCGGGGAGCCTAACTGCTGGTTCGTTACTCTGGCTGCTGGCGCTGCTGGCACAAACCCTGTGCGGGAGTGCCTTCGCGTGGCGCCGCATGCGCAGACCTATGTGGCATGGTGCCGCAGGGGCAGCTTTGAGCCGCGAGTCTACGATTGGGAGAAACTAATTAGCAAAACAGGAGGACAATAATATGGGTGGAAAACCAAGCATGCCAGCGCCGCAACCAGTGCCAGCCGCACCGGCGCCGATTGATTATGATAAAATGGCCGCAGCGTCGATTCGCGTGGCCCAAGCGCAGTCCCGCGAAGAAGAAGCAGCGATCAAGCGGCTATACCCTGAGTATATCCGCATGCAGTTTGGCACGGCGGACCAGCTCGCCGGTCGGCTCGACAACGAATACCTCCAGCGCACACGCGGCGTCATCGGCGAGGAGCTGCAAGCGGCGTCAGCGCCCAATGCCATTGAGGCACAGCTCCAGCGGGATGCGGAGTCTGAACTCGCGCTCGGCCGCTCGCTTTCACCGGAGCAGATGCGGGAAGCCTCGCAGTCTGCGCGCGCAGCCTTTGCGGCTCGCGGGCTTGGCAACTCAATGGGTAGCAGCGCGGCGGAGATTCTTAATCGTGATGCCTATGGCACCGCACGTCAGGATGCTCGCCGTGGGTTTGCGGCGAATGTGAACCAGATGGATCTGGCGCGCAGGCAGCGGCGGATTGGTCTGGCCGGTGCTTATACCGAGCTTGATCCGTTCCGTCAGTCGATTGGTCCGGCGTTTGGACTGGGCGCTTCGACGCTGAGTAACACGACAGGACAGGTCGGCAGCATCTTTGGCAACTCGCTGACGCAAAGTGGCAATGTGGCCAGCTTCAACACCAATATGTTGGCGTCGAATCGCAACGCTGTGCTCAACAACAACGCCGCCATGCAGGCCGCAGCAATGCAGGCCGGTGCCTCGCAGAACGCGGGCATGATGGGGATGTTTGGCGGGATCGGCGGCGGCATCGCCACAGGTATTGCGGCAGCCTCTTTCTAATGACCTACGAAGACAAAGTCTCCTACGCTCACCGGCTCATCGAGCAGTCGCTCGCCGAGTTTGGCAATCCATGCATCGCCTGCTCTTTCGGCAAGGAT